GCTGCCGTCCGGGAGGCGCCCGACGACCTCGCTGCCGGGTACGAGGGGCAGGGTCGTCTTCGACAGGTAGCTGTCCTCGACCTGGTGGGTGTCGGCGTACTTGACGGCCGATCTGCCCGAGTTGATCGCCGCCTGACCTCTGTCGCTTTCACCCGTTCGGCACCTAGTGCTTCACCACGCCACCGACCGAGATAGAGACGTGACCGACAGTGATAGCGCACTCGATCGGCACCTCGACAACCTCCGCAACCGCGGCCTCGCTGTGGTCTACGTGGATCAGCGCCGCCGGGCGCTTCGCGGCTTGGCCCGCGTCCTCGATGCGCCCGTGCTCGATCTCAGCGCCGACGACCTCGACCGCTGGCAGACGACGTGCCTCGCGACGCGCACGACCGGGCGCAGCCGCAACACCCTCGTCACGCACGTCCGCGAGTTCTACCGCTGGGCACACACCCAGGAGATCACAGCCGACGACCGGGGCCGCAAGCTCGTCCGGGCCAAAGCTGCCCGCCTCGTCCCCCGGCCGATCGGTGAGGGCAGCCTGTCGGTCGCGCTCAGCCTCGCCCCGCCGCGCGTTCGGCCGATGCTGTACCTCGCGGCCTACGAAGGTCTGCGCGCGTGCGAGATCGCCACCTTGCGCCGGGAGGACGTCCGAGACGCCGACCAGCCGGCGACGCTCGTCATCCTCGGCAAGGGCAGCAAGGAGAGGGTGCTGCCCGCGTCGGCGCAAGTCCTGCTCGAACTGCACGCCCACGGCATGCCGCGTCGCGGACCGATCTTCCGCATGTACGACAGCCTCGGACAACCGACCGATCGCCCGATCACCGCGCACCGGGTCAGCGCTACCTGCAACGCCTACCTCGGGGAGGTTGGGGCGGGCGCGAGTCTGCATCAGCTTCGCCATCGCTTCGGGTCGCAGGCGCTGCGGGTCGCGGGCGGGGATCTTCGCCTGGTCCAGGAGCTTATGGGCCACAGCAGCCCAGCGACGACGGCGATCTACACGCAGTGGGCGACGGACCGCGCGGCCGGGGTGATCGACGCTCTGGCCGCAGTGTGACCTGCGGTGTACCGTCCGCCGGCATGAGCCGCGCTGCCGTCATCGCCTTGGTCTTCCTGCTCAGCGCATGCGGCGGTAGCGGTGACGACGGCTCCGTCACACGGACTGTGGAGTCCGCCGGTCCTGTAGGTGCCGGTCCGTCCGCTGCGCCTTCCCCCTCACCGTCACCTTCGCCCGAGACCGACGCTGACGCGGCCGCCGAGGAGTACATGGCCGCCTTCGCGACTGGCAACGCGACGAAGATGCGAGCGATGGCTGACTTGGCTGAGCCCGGTTCGGCAGCGCACGCCTATGCGATCCACCAGCAGGCCGTGGCCGCCACCCAGCAGGCCGCCGGAGTCCCTGACGAGCCGCAGACAATGACGACGCGCGATGGGGGCTTCGAGGTCTGCAACATGGGAGAGGAGTCGGTCTGCGGCATCTACGACGGGTTCCAGGCACTCCCGAACGGCAAGCTGACGTCGTTCATGGTCGACGGCAAACCCATCGACTCGCGCCTGCTGCCGAGCGGCGAGCGAGCGCCCGTCAGGCTCGGCGCCGTCGAGGTGCGGGTGGTGTCGGCGTACAAGACGATCCAGTCCGAGTCGCTGTTCGTCACGCTGGAAGTCCGCAACGGCGGCACGGTTGGCGTCAGCGTCGCGCCGTTCGAGGCAACCTACGTATCCGCGCAGGGGCAGCAGTCGAAGACCAACGACGTCTTCGGTGTCACCGAAGTGCAGCCCGGCGCGACTGGTCCGCTCGCCGTCGTGTTTCCTGACGCCGACCCTGGCGGCACCCTCGTCCTTGAGGTGACGACCGAGGACTACGACGAGCTGGGGACCCTGCGTCTACCGGTCGCCTGACCCCCACCAAACGCCGAAGAAGCCCCCGCCGCTCGACCGCCGAGGCGGGAGCGACGGGGGCGTCAGGTAAGCCAACGTTCCTTGCAGCCGAGGGGCCAACCTGCAAGGAAACGGGCTGTTTGCTTGTAGGTCAGGTGATGACGATGCCGCCGACGTTGTCGAGGACGGGCGTCTCCGGCGAGGCTGCGTGCCGGACCCAGATGCGGTAGGCGCCGGGCGCGAGGGCGCGGGCGGTGCCGGGGCCGACGAGGACGTAGTGCTTCCCGCCGACGAGGTCGGGTGCGGTCCAGACGGTTGGGCGTTCACGGACCGGGACGACGGCGACCTCGAAGGTGGTCACGGGGGCGCCTGCCTGGTCGGTGACGGTGAGTGGTCCGACGAGCTCGACGCTCTCACGGGGTACGGACCAAACTGTCACGGCTGCTCCTCGAGGGTGGCGGTGCGGGCGCGCGGGGCGAGCGTGGCTGTCCGTGCCGTCTGCCCGGCAAGGGCCGTGGTGCGCGAGCGGGGGGCGAGGGTGGCGGTGCGCGCCGGCTGCGGGCCGAGGCTGCCGGTGCGGCTGCGTGGGGCGAGGGTGGCCTTGAGGGTGATGTCGGCGAGCGGGCTCAGGATCGTCGCCCCGGCCGCGTCGAGCAGGGCGAGGCTGTCAGCGACGGCCATCCGCAGCAGGGCTGCCGTTGACGGCTCGTCGAGCAGCAGCACGCTGTCGCTCACGGTCAGCGCCCGGCCGGCTGCCGTGCCGGTGCTGTCGGCGAGCCCGACGGTGTCACTGACGTCGAGGGACCTGGCGGCGGTGGCCGTGGCCGTGTCGGTCAGGCTGAGCGTGTCGACCGATCCGGTGGCCTTGCTCGCCACCGCGGTCGCCGTGTCGCTGAGCGCGACGGTGTCCGCGGCGGCCGCGCTCCGGTCATTCGACGCGCCGACACTGTCGGCCAGGCCGACCGCGTCGCCGACCGCTGCGACCCGGGTTGCTGCAGTCATGACCGCATCGACAAGGCCGAGCGCGTCGGCTGCTGCGGTGGCCCGGACGGCGGCGGTGGTGACGGTGTCGCTGAGCGTCAGGCTGTCGGTCGTGTTGCTGGCGCCGGCGGAGCTGGTGCTTGTCGTGACGCTGTCGGCCAGCCCGACGCTGTCGCTCGTGGCGCTGGCCCGGTCCGCCGCGGTGACTGCGGTGTCGGTGAACCCGACGGTGTCATCGGCCGCGACGACGCGGGTCGCTGCGGTACTCGGGGTGTCGCTGAGCCCGAGCCCATCGGCTGCGCTGACGACCCGACTAGCGGTGGTCGCGACCGTGTCGCCGAGGACGAGCGTGTCGGCGGGGGCTGCCGTCCGAGAGGTGACCGTCGTGACCGTGTCGGCCAGTGACAGCGCGTCTGCGGCTGCCTGTACGAGTTCGCGGGCGAGGGAGGTCGTCACCGTGTCGCCGAGCGCGAGCGTGTCCGATGCGGTCGAGACACGCCCTGCGTCGCCAGCCGCAGTGTCGGTCAGCCCCAGTGCGTCGGCTGCGGTCACTGCCCGGGCGGCGGCGGTCGTCACCGCGTCGGTCAGGTTGAGCGTGTCAGTTGCTGCGGTCGCGGCCGTCTTTGCTGTCTGCGCCTGATCGGTCAGGGCCAGGGTGTCGGTGGCACTGGACGCCCGCGCGGCGGCGGTCGCGACCGTGTCGGTTGGGGTCACCTCGTCGGCGGGGGATGCGACGAGCGCAGCACCGCCGCCGCTGGCGACGGTCGACACGGTGTCGGTCATCGCGACGGTGTCGGCAGCCTCTGCCGTCAACGTCAACCCGCCCGCACCCTCGCGGATGCGCAGGTAGGAGATCGCGACGAGCGGATGGCCTGCCGTCGCCGTCGAGGCGGTCCACGTCTGCGTCGGCACCCCGGTCGACGGTCCGGCCGTTACCGGGAAGTCGTCGACGAAGACGACAAAGTCGTTACCTGCCGTGGAGGTGCTGCCGCGCCGGTTCACCATCGCTCCGAGAGCAGCCCCCGGCCAGGCGGTAGCCAGGCTGGCGCGGGTCGTGGAGATCAGGTCGCCATTGACGTTCGTGTGCAGGAGCAGCCAGTCGCCCGCCGCGCCACCCGGGTCAGTCGTGGCCGGAGCGATGACCGCCGTGTTCGCTGTGTTGTCGGCGCCGTTCCCGGCTGCCACGCTGAACTCCGACCCGACCGAACTCCGGTAGGCGAAGGGGTAAGCGACGAGCGGCACGCCCGCCACACCGCCCGACGACACCGACGGGGCGGTCCCGTCGTAGACGCCGGTGACGATGGTGACCTGCGCCGGGCCGACGTCTGCACCCGAGGTGATCCCAGCCCCGGCCACCGCCGACGACTCCACCGTGAACCCCGGCGTGGAGGTCGTAAAGGTGATCTCCCGCCGCGCCAGGAGAAGCAACACGAACAGGTCGCCGGCGACGATGCCCGAGGGGAGGTTGACGACGTGGTTGAGCCAGGCGCCAGTGGCTGCGGAGGTCGGGGTGGCCGCGCCGACGTAGGACAGAGCCACGGTCTAGCTCAACCACTCCGAGCCGAAGTAGCAGCCCTCGCCCCACTGCCCCTTGAGGTAGACCTCCAGATCGGCCTGGGCCTGCGCGATTGCAGCGTCAGGTCCGGCGACCGCGAGCAGCAGCCCGGACTGTCCCTCGAGAGTGCGCGAAACCAGGCCCGTCGCGATCCCCGTGGGGGACCCGAAGTCGTAGGTGTGATCGGTGAAACCCCGCGTCACGATCTCGCTCGCCAACCGGGTCTGGGCCTGGTCCCGCCGCTGCCTGCTGGGGAAGATGAGGTAGCCGGTCAGGAGCCTCACGGCTCTAGCCCTTCAGCAGCGTGCGGTACGTAACGGCCAGCGAGTCCCCGGCCGCCTTGGCGACCCCAGCCCCGAGCACCACGCGCGAGATCGTCTGCGCGACCGTCGAAGCGGTGCCGATCGCGCCGTTCGTGATGACGACCTCGTTGACCGTGCCGGTGCCGACGCCAGCGGCGTAGGTGGCCTTGTAGACCACCTCCACGCCGAGCCCGGCGCCGGGGTTGTTGATCGACGGGAACGTCGCGTCGAACGCCTGCCCGGCGAGCAGGGTGACGATCGCGCCGCCCGCTCCGGCCTTCGCCGCGGCGGTGGTGCCCGAGCCGACCTGCATCCCGGTCAGGGCTGTCACGGCGACGCCTGCGGCCCGGTTGGCGTACCACAGGTCACCGACGTCGGTCACGAGGTTGTGGAAGTCGACGGACTGCACGACCTTGCCGTCGGGACCGATGGCCTCGACAGTGCCGTACCCGAGGATGCTGAGGTCGTCCGCGTCGTCCCGCCCGCGGACCAGCTCGACCGTCTCGGCGATCTTCATTCCGTCCATGCGTGTGTCTCCTTCGTGGTGGTACTGCTGGGGACAGGGCGGGTCAGCCAGGCGGTGTAGCCGGCGAGCGCGAGGGTGTGGGCGTACCGGGCGACCGGGCGGGGCTGCTCGGCCTGGCACTCGTGGTAGCTCAGGGCGCGGCTGGCCTTGAGCATCATCCGCAGCAGCTCGTGCGTGTTGGTGTGCGTCGTCGGGCAGACCCAGACGACGTTCTCGGGGACGTCCTCGCCGCCGAGGTACTTCGGCAGACGGTGGTGCCGCTCGTACTCCAGCACCGGCGGGCGGTGCTCGCTGACGCACCGGCAGACCGCGCCCGCGTCGTGCGCGCCGCGTGCCGTCACAGCCGAACCGGCCGTCGCAGGTAGCGTCGGGTCTGAGCCGCCATCTCGTCGGTGACCTTGTGCGCCCACGGCTGCCGGGCCTCCATCGGACGGGGCAGCGACGGGGCGAACGCCCGCATGAACAGGCTCATGAAGACCTCGCCCACCCAGTCGTCCCAGTAGCCCTGACCGCCGCGCTCCTCCCACCAGCCGTGTGTGCCGTGCGGGTCGCTGCTGCCGCCGTGGACGATGGCGAAGATCCGCTCCCGGTCCCGGTCTGTCAGCGAGCCGTAGTCGACCGCATGCGCCGCTTCGGCGAGGAAGACTTCCTGCGCGAGTGCGACGTTCCCCATGATCCGGTCCGACAGCTCGACGCGGCCGGCCGGGTAGGCGCGAGTCGGCAGCCAGTAGAGGCCGAGCGCGGCGTTGCGGTGGTCGGCCAGGACGTGCACGCCGTGGGAGTGCTGGTCGTCGTGGTGGTCATGGCCCGAGGCGGCAGCCTGGCTGAAGCGGGAGGTGTCCCCGACGGTGACGGGGACCTTCTTCCCGGTCAGCCGGCGGATGCGGCCGAACGGGAAGTCGCACGCCTTCAGCGCGCCCTTGACGACAGCCGCGTGGTCCGGCCGGAGGGCGCTCAGGTCCCATGTGAACATGCCGCGGAAGTACCTCACACCCGTGCGGAACCGTCGACCAGCAGCAGCGCCAGCCCGAGGCCGGCGATGATGACGAGCGCGACGCCGCTGACCGCGATCAGCAGCAGCAGCTTCGCGACGAGCAGCACGAGCGCCACGACCAGCAGCACGGCGCCGATGGTGCCGAGGGTGCCGCGCCCGGCGTCGCCGTGGCGGGGCTCGTAGCCGTCGGTCCCGGCTGGCGCCTTGAGGTAGCCGGCGGCGAACGCCAGCAGGGCGGACAGCGCCGCTGCGGCCTCGGCCGGGACCTCCGGGCCACCGAACGCCGACAGCAGCCAAACGAGCAGCGTCGCGAGCGCACCACCCAGCCCGGCGGCGATGACCTTCGGGACCGGGGCGTAGACGCTCATGGTCAGGTCTCCTTCTTGCCGATGGTGAGGGTCAGGTCTGCGAGCGCGGCGTCGATCCGCTCGCGCACGAGGTCCGCGGTCGCCTGCGGGTCGAGGCCGGCGCTCTCGCGGAGGGCTGCGAGCTCGGCGCGGAGCGCGGTCTGCTCGACGCGGGAGGCCGTGACGCCCTGCGAGGTCCAGTAGAGGTTGGCGTCGAGCTGCTTGATCCAGCCCTTGAGGTCGTTCTTCACCTCCGGGTTGATGCCGCTCGCGATCAGGCCGACGACTGCGGCCTCGATGCGGGACAGTCGGGCGTCCTGGTCAGGTGTCACGTCGATTTCCTCCGTGGTGGGAGTGGTGAGCAGGCTGGCGGCGCGGGCGCGCATCGCCGTGAGGTCGATGCCGGCGGGGTCGGTCTTGCGGGTCGGGGCCCACTCGCGGTGGCCGCACAGCCGGCTCACGGGCAGGTCGAGCAGGTCGAGCAGGACGGCGTTCAGCGCGTCCCACGCGTCGAGCTGGACGGCGGGCCACGTCTCGCCGGTGCCGTCGTTGTACGCCTCGACGCCGACCGCCCGGCTGTTGCCGCTGACGCCGTGCCACGACCCGCGTCCGGCGTGGTTGGCGGTGCCCGCGGCGATGATGCGGACCCGGCCCTTGCGGTCGAGGCCGACCTGCGAGAGCGGACCGGGGATGCCGGGGCGCCCGTCGCGTAGGAGCGCGTCGACGGCGCTGTCAGACCAGTTCCGGCCGGTCGCGGTGTGGTGCGCGAGGACCGCGCCGACGTTGCCCATCTCGGCGCCCCGCTGCTGCCAGCCACTGACCTCGACGACGTCGAGCCCGGCGCGGCGGCAGAGTGCGGGGAGGGTCAGGAGCCTCACGGGGTCCCGCAGATCGGCAGCGGGATGGCGCGGCCATCCTCGTACGCCTGGACTCGAGCCAGACGGGTTGCCTCGTCGTCGAACGGGCTGGCGCGCTCGATGGCCGCCAGCTCGTCCTGCTGCATGTTGAAACGCTTGATGATCTCCAGGCCGCTGATGCACGAGTCCTGCTGTGTCGCAGTGATCCGGGCCTGGGTCGCAGTGATCCGGGCGTTGCCGTCGCTGATCCTGTCGGCGTTGACCTCACTGCGCCAGGCGAGAAGCAGGAAGGCGAACAGGACGAAGGCAGTCAGGATCAGCGTGCGCTTCCGGCCGACCTCGGCCTTACGCTGCGCAGCCGCGGTCCGCGCGTAGTTCTCATCGATCTGCTTCGCGAGGGCGCCGAGGTCGTAGAACCAGCGGTCGACCTCGTCGGCCATCCGGTCGGTCACCGGAGCGGGTCGCAGTTCGGACCGGGCGGCGTCCCTGTCAGCCGGGAGATGTCGACCCGCGCTAGGCACGCCTCGTAGATGCCCTGCTGGGCGCGCTCGCCGGTCGCCTCGGTGCGGTAGGCCAGCAGCAGGAACCCGAGCACGATGAAGGCGAAGATGACCAGCGTCTGCGTGCGCCCCAGGTAGGGCGAGGTCGGTCCGGTCTTGCCGATCGGACCCACCGGGCCCACCACGCCTTCCTTACCCTCCCTGCCAGCCATGCCCGTTCGGCCGTCCTGACCGTGGTCGCCCTTAGGTCCACGCTCGCCCGCAATGCCACGGTCCCCGGAGTCGCCCCGCTCGCCAGCCATCACAGGACTCCTCGGATCGTCAGGACCATCAGGATCAGCTCGAGCGTCACGACGACCGCGATGTAGCCGATCGCCCATCGGTGCCGACAGCACCAGAGGTACGCGTAGTCGTCCCTCTTGTAGTGGCCGCCGGTCACTTCTCGGCGTCCTTCGCGTCCTTGTTCAGAAACGACGGGAATCCTAGGCAGGCCGCGAACAAGAGCAGCAGCGTGGGCCGGTCGGTGCTGTTCACAAGCGTTTCGTGGGAGACCCCGAGCACACCGACAAGCCGCAACACGTTGTTCCACGTCACGACTTTGACGGCGAAGTCGGATGGGCTCACTGGTTCTCACGAGGCCAGACATGCACGACAACCCTCCACTGATTCCTCAAAAGCGCGCGGACGAGGTCTGCGCGGGCCAGGCGGGCTCGGCTGCGCTGACGCTGCCGCTGCCGTCGTCGGTCATGCGGCGGCCATGAGCACGGCGGCTCCTGTCGTCGAGGGGAGGGCAGGAGTGGGAGACTCCGTAGCCATGGGACTTGAGCAGGAACTCGAACAGGCCACTGGCGCGGTGTTCAGGGAGCAGCCTGTTGCGCTCGCGGCATTGACAGAAGGTCCGCAGCACCTCGAAGGCGCCCCCTTGGCCGCCTGGGAAGCAGTCGTTGCCGCGAGAGCGTCACTGTTGGCCGCTGCTCGGTGCTGGGATCTCAGTCAGGACACCTGACGCCTGACTCCTAGACGATGAGTCCTGCGGCAGCAAGCCGCGCGCGAAGCTCGTCGACTGCCGCCTTGAGTGACGCCACGTCGGCGGCCGGGCTGGCGACCGCAGCCTGCTGGGTGGCGTTGAAGACTGCACCGCTGCTGCCCTTGTACTTCAACGCCCCGCCCTGGGAGTAGAGGAAGCCACCGCCGGCTGGGTTCGTCGCCGGCGCGGTGATGCAGTCGCGCATCCCGATCCCACGCCGCCCGCCACCGACCCCGACGTCAGCGAGGTTGATGTTGCTGTTCGCCGCGTCGATGGTGACCGCCGTGGTGTTGGTGCCGTCACCGACGTAGACCACGAGCTGCCGAACGCCGGTCGTGAGGACGCCACGGAAGAAGCGGTAGAGCGCGTTGCCGGTGCCGGTCGCGGTCTTCGGGTCCGTCTCGACGGTGGTGCCGGACGAGAGGTAGGTGACGTCCTGCCGCAGCGGGCCGACGCGCAGGTTGGTCACTCCGGGGTTGCCCGCGTCGAGCGAGCCCCCTTCGATCGAGGCGTCCGTCACCCACGTCGTGACGTTGGTGGCGAGCGTCGTCCCGAAGCGGCGGGTGTCCCGGGCGTTGACCGTGATGTCGAAGCCGAGCGGTGCGGCTTCCATGTGGCAGCCGACGAACACGTTGGACGAAGCGTCGAGGTAGACGTGCTTGATGGTGACGTCCTCGAAGTCCACCCCGGCGATGATGTTCCCGGCGGACAGGCTCAGGAACTCCATGCCGATGCCGCCGTTGCCGACCTTCCCGCCGTCCCAGCGGTTCGCGTTGGCGCCGTTCTTGAACCGGACGCCCGTCGGGCACTCCGACACCTTTACGTTGTCCGCGACGTTGAAGTAGCACTGGCCGGCGACGTTGCCGTCGAGCATCACGCCGACGCCGGCGGCCGGGTTCGCCCGGTGGATCAGCGAGTCGATGATGCGGGAGTAGGACGTCCGGTACAGGTCGAGGACGATGGCGGCGGTGTAGTTCCCGCTGACCTCGAGCCCGTGGACGCCGACGTTGACGGTGTTGCCGGTGCGGACCTTCGGGCCGATGACCGTGCCACCCGCCGCGCCAGCCCACACGATCCGCGTCGGACCTCCGACCTGCGCCCCGCCGTTTGTCCCAGCGAGCACGACCTGCGACGGCAGAAGGATCGTCGACGTCACCTTGTAGGTGCCGATCGGGAAGACGACGTGTCCGCCACCGCGGGTCTGCGCGGCGTCGACCGCGGCCTGCACACTGGCAGTGTCGTCGGCGACGCCGTCCCCGACCGCCCCGTAGTCCCTCACGTTCAGGGTGGGCAGAGGTGCGGCGGCAGGGCTCGTGCCACCGGCACGGGAAGCCTTGAGGTCAATCTGCGCGACGACGTCGCCGTGGGAAATCGGGGGCCACTCGGCCATCATGAAGCCTCTCGGTCGGGTGGGGTGAAGGTCACGCCGGGATGCCGAGCCGGCCGCCGGTGGCGACGTAGCAGTACTGGACCTGCATGGCGATCGCGCTGCTCCCGCCACCACCCGCGACGATGCCGTGACGGCAGCGGGAGAAGCGGGTCACGAAGTCGGCGAACACGTTGGCTTTCGTGTTGTCGAGCACCAGCCGGTCGTCGTGCCAGACCCGGTTCACGGCCAGCCCGTCGGTGTGATGCACCCGGGCTTCCAGCTCGAGCCGGTGCCACTGACCCTCGGTCGCCTCGGCGTCGGTGGCGATACCACCGAGAATCCTGCGACCGGGAGAGCCCGGGACGTTGGCCTGCTGCGCCGAGAGCGTCACCCCACCGAAGCCGGTGTGGCCGTTGTTGTACGACCGGCCCTCGATGTTGATGCCGAACTGGTCGGCCTGGCTGCCGCCGTACTTCGCGTGGCGCTCCTCGTAGTTGTCGAACCGGAGGATGGCGCTGTAGGGGTTGTTGGCCTTGTACCCCGGGCGCAGGTAGTAGCGCATCCCGACGGCAACCCAGTCACCGATGCCGACGTCCAGGCCGCTGAAGACGTTCTGCCCTCGGGCGTAGTTACTGCCCGTCCCGCCGCCGCCGACCGTGCACAGCGCCGAGAACGACGAGCCGGGAGGCGGGTTCTGTGTAGTGACGGCCAGCGAACTGGTGCCGTTGGCGTAGGTGCTGCTCTCGGAGAAACCGCTGGCGCCCGTCAGCGTCCCGCCCGTCAGCGTGGCGAGCTTGAAGGCGGTGCCGAACGTGCCCGTGTCGGTGATCCCACCGCCGCCGGGCGCCGTGTCCGCCGGGTCGGAGACGAGCGGCGCAGTCGTCCCGTCGGGCTTGCGCCGCCCGCCCTTCAGGAGGTCGAGGGTGCCGTCGGCCTTCTTGCGGTAGAGGGGCATCAGTCCACCTTGACTGCGTCGATGTTCATGGTCGCGTTCAGCGCAGCGGCGTCGCACTGGCCCTGCACGCGCAGCGACGCTGTCTGCGGGGTCGTGGTGAGCGTGAGCGTCGCAGCCCCCCATGCCCCGGCGGCGACGGAGAAGGGCGGGCTGACGTGCCCGGATGAGACGTCGATGTAGTTCGCGTTGCCGTCGAACTGCACGACCAGGATGCGGAACTCCCGCGCCACCGTGTCGCCGTTGTAGAACTGCGCCGTCACGGTCCGCGTCGTCGACGCGGGGACCGTGACCGAACCGGGCCCATGCTCGACGCGGCTGTTCACGTTCGCAGCCGTGACCGTCCACTTCAACGAGCCGGGAGTCGCGCCCCCGCCCGCGTCGCGGGTCGTGTCGCGCACGAGCGACCCAGCGTTGAGCGCGGCACGCCAGTTCGACGTGCCGGTGCCGTTCGTCTCGTCGAAGTGCTGGACGTACAGCGACGCGGTCAGGTTGCTGCCGCCGGTCGACGCGTTGGGCAGGAAGATCCAGTCGCCATCGATGGCGTTGGGCGGGTCCGTCGGCGTCCGCCACCAGTTGGCCGGCAGGTCGTTGTTACGGACCGCCGCAGCCGAGGAGTGTGGGTTCTCGGCGCTGCCGGGCGGGAACAGGTCGTTGGGCGTAACCGGGCCGCCCGTGCCGCCCGTGACCGTGACGTTGATCTGGTTGCCGGAGCGGGTGAACGTGACCCCGGAATGCGTGCCGGCGGTGAGCATCGTCGACGCGACGTCACGGACCCGGCTGTCACCGTCGAGGACGAGCGGAAGCGCCCGCAGTCGGTCGATCTCGTCCTGGACATCCTGCTTGATGACCGGCGGCCACTGGCTCACGTCGCCCGCCGACCGAGGTAGGCGGCGGTCAGCCACGTCCCCTTCAAGTGGATGACCGGAGTGCCGTTGTTCGCGAAGTGAAGCGACTGGATCACAAGGTTGCCCGTGGCGGGATGGTTGTAGCCGACGGTCGGACTGAAAGTGTGGCGCACGTTGGGGACGAAGATGTCAGCCGCGCTGCCGTACGCGTCCGTCCCTGCCTTGAACTGCCACTCGCCCGGGGTCGAGATGCCGTTGCTGATGACGAGGCCGAACGACAGCACGTAGTCGCCGGCCGGGGCGTTCGGGATCGTGAAGATCTGCATGTTGATGAACGAGCCGGTCGGGTAGGCGGTGATGAGGTCGCCGCCGCGCGGGATGTGCCACATGTGCCGCGGCTCCGTCCCGACGATGTCGTCGAGCCGCTGCGCAAGCGCCTGGATCTGCGACGGGCCGTTCGGGGCGTCCGACAGCGACGGGTACGGCAGGGCGCGGCGGGTCGTGTTCGGCATTGCATCCCTCCTAGGGGGTTCCGACGAGGCGAGCGACGATGACGACCTGCGGCGGCTGCACCAGCAGCAAGACGGCGTGACCGACAGCCGGGGCGTAGCTGCTGGGGTAGGGGCAGACGACCTTCGCGCCGCGCCACCGGACCGTGACGCGGGCGTTGCCGTCCGACGCCCCACCCGGGGCGACCGCGACGACCTCGCCGGGCTCCATCCGCGCCGACGTGCCAGGCGCGAGACGGGCCAGCTCGTCGATGAAGCTCATTGGCCCTCGCTCTCGTCCGGCCGCGATGACCGGGTCGTGATCGACTGCGACCCGTCGACAGTCAGCGGGATCGTCAGGCCGTCGACGAGGTGGCGCTCCACCGCCCGGGGCAGACCACGACCCCGAGGCGGCAGCAGCACGTCGATGACGTCGCCCGCGTCGAGCGCCGGGTTGACGATGGCCTCGAGCGTGAGCTGCGCCGCGAGGCCGCGCACCCGGTCGAGGATGGCTCGGCCGGCGACCTCGGCCTGCGCCGCGTTCGTCAGCAGCGGCGAGGAGTAGAAGTAGGGCACCCGCCCGAACGGCCCACCGACCCACGTCGGGGACCGCGGGTCCTCGTCCGCGACGATCTGCGGCGGGAACGGAACCTGACCGTCGACCGCCTCGGACGTGACGACGACGACGTTGTAGGTCCGCTGCCGGTTCCGTTCCCGCGACGCGTCGAGCAGCACCCCGGCCGCCGACGCGTCGACCGTCCACACCGACGGCTGGCTCGTCAGCGACGGGACGTTGCGGACCACAGCGACACCGTCCGCGCCGAGGAACACTTCCGCGCCGATGCTCTGCGCCATCTCGAACAGCGCCTTGTCTCGCTCCCGCTCCCACGTGACGAACGGAAGCGTCCTGAACGACGGAGACACGATGCGATGGGAGACACCGCCGGTCGACGCGAGGAGCATCGCCATCTCGGTCGTGACCGGCTCACCGCCGCGGGCCAACGGCACCTCGAACCTCGCCCGCTGCACCTTCACCCAACGGTCCGGCGCGGTGAGCGTCAGTCGGCCGGACGGGGAGTAGCCGAGAGACTGCACGTCGATGACGAACGCGCCGAGCTGGACGCTCTCGACCTGGCCGTTCGGGTAGCGGATGCCGCGCTGCACCAAAAGCTCCGTGCCGGCGGGCGCGAGGGCGTCCCACAGGCCGTCATCGGGCGCGAGGGACAGTGAGCAGGTCCTGCGCACCCTCGAGCCCGAGTCGACCGTCACCTGACCGCCCTCGACAGGCAGGTCGGAGGCCACGGTCGCGCCGTCGCGGATCGCGTCGACCCGCACGTACACCGAATGCGGCTGCCGCAACGCCGACAGGAAGGTGCCGGTGACGGGCTGCACTACGGCCAGGCCGCAGCGTTGATCCACTGCGACGGGTCGGCCCACGACTCCACACCGACCCACGGGTCAGCGCCGACCCACGGCTCATCGCTGTTGTTCTGCAAGACGTCGAACCACGTGTCGTAGGACGCCATGACCTCGGCCCAGGTGGTTGCTTCGGCGAGCAGATCGCCCCAGGTGAACTGCGACTGCAAGTCGCCGGCGGGCCGGTCCACGACGATGTACGGCAGGGTGAAGGTGCGCTCCGGCGTGGCGAGCAGACCGGTGATCCGGGCCTCGGAGACGTCTCCGATGGAGACGTACTCGTGCGTGACACCCCAGCCGCGGGACGCCGGGACGGTCAGCAGAAGGACGCTGTCGTCGTCGAGCAGATCCCACAGCTGCGACCGCTCACCCTCGGAGCGGGTCAGGACCGACAGCGCCGACTCAGGCGACTGGCGAGAGACACCCGACAGCACGATCGGGGTACGACGGCCCATTGGCGTGAACACCGCCCGGCTCGAGGCGCGGGTGCGGACGCCGAGTGACCCGCGCCGCTGGTACTGGACCGGCAGCGACAGCGACGGCAGACCGGGGTGCCGCAGCCAGACCTCGTCGACGGCCAGCGTGACCGGCGTCGCGGCGTAGGTCGCTGATCCGGCCAACACCGAGTAGGTGACCGGGGTGCCGAAGGGCGACTCGTAGTCGTAGCCGGTCCACAACCCGGCGTTCAGGACTGCCGGGTCGGCGAGGCGGATCGTGCGGACCCGGCCGTCCGGGTCGTTGCGGGTGATGTACGCCGACGTCGGGATCGGCACCACGTCGGCGAGGTTGACCGTCAGCAGCACCCGCGGCGGCACATTGCCCGGCTCGGGGACCGCAGTCACCGACGGCATCAGGCCCTCCCGTAGACGAGTGCGTTCGACACGCCGCCGAGGGTGGCGCTCGTGACAGCCCCCGCGCCGGCGAGGATGAGGTCGGCCAGTCGGTGCAGCGAAGCCTCACCGAGCTCGATCGGGCCACTGCCGCCCATGCCGCCTGCGGGCAGGTCCGCCACCTTCTTCGCGGCGAGGCCAGACGCGAACGTCTCCTGACCGGCGCCCATCCAGACCATGCCGGGACCCTTGAACACGCCGCCCTGATCTGCGACATGGAGGTGGTCGTAGTGGCCCTTCGTGCGCCACAGGAGCTCGCGGTAGCCGCCCTGCGCCTTGAACATTGAGTAGAGCCGATCGAGCACACCAGCAGGGCCGACGACGTCGACAGCCGGGTTCCCCTTGTCGAGGTGATACGACGTCGGCGAGCCGCCGGCAGCGCGGTTGCGGGCGGGATCACGGTAGGTCGACGAGATCGACGCTCCCGTGCCCGCGATCATGCTCTTGACACGGGCGAGCATCGGGCCACCACTGAGGCCGCCGCGGGGCGCGCCCGGCCCGTCGCCGATGCCGGGGATCTTCGACAGGAAGCCGAGTCCGACCTCGGACGCAGACTTCAGCCCGCCCGCGATCCGCCCGATCAACTCGGCGATGTCCTTCAGCGGCTTCGGGACGTTGATGTCGCGGATCTTGTCGAGGAAGAGCCCGGCCATCGTCTTCGCCGTCTCCACTGCGGTTCTCACCGCGCCGAACGCTTCACCGACGATCCGGGCGACGGTCTGCGCCGCCTCCCATGCCCACTGGAAGGAGCGGATGATCTCGCCGAGCGCGCCGATGACAACGCCGATCGCGGCAAACAGCGTCCGGGTCAGGAAGCCCGCGAGGTCTAGCAGGATTGGCAACAGGAACCCGACCACCTTGGCGATGAGGGCGGCAACCACCGCGATTACGGTCCCCACACCCTGCGCGAAGCTGAGGAAGGCCGGCAGGTTCTCCTTGACACGGGCCAGCAGACCGGCGAGCGCAGGCATGGCTGTGCCAGTGAAGAAGTCGGCCATCGCCCGGAACGTCGGGGTGAACGTGTCGATCAGGAAGCCAGCCACGACACGCAGGGCGGGGAGAACGCTGTCCGTGACGAAGCCGGCGATCGCGCGGAAGGCGGGCACGACACGGGTCTGGATGAACTCGCCCATCGCCGCGAGCGCCGGGATGAAGTTGGCCCGCACATACTCGGCGATCCGCTGGATGGCAGGGACCGCAGTGTCAGTGACGAAGGCCGAGACGACCTGGAAGGCGGCGAGCAGCTTCTCCCGCACGACCCCGGCGACGGTCAGGACGATCTCCCGAAACCGGTCGGAGTGCTGGAAGGCGTAGACGAGAGCGGCGGCGAGAGCACCGATCAGGATGATCGGCGACGCCAGCGCACCGGCGATCGAGACGACAGCGCCCACGAGCGCGCCCCCCATCGCCCCTGCCAGAGCGCCGACGATGGGCAGAATGTAGGTCCCGAGCGAGGCGCCCAGCCCTGCGAGGATCGGCGCCAGGTTCCTGGACAGGAAGTCACCGACCGCCGAGAGCGCCGGCAGAAAATTGGCCCGCACGAAGTCCACAACCGAGCGGATGACGATGCCGATGCGCTCCATCACCCCGACGAAGCCGTCGGACGTCACGTCGCCGTCCTTGAACGCGGCGAACAGCGCCTGAAAGCCGAACACGACCTGTCGAATCACGTCACCGACGACGCGGAAGGCAGGGACGAGCCGGCCGCTGTTGCCGAAGACGTTGTCCATGATCTCAGCGAAGCCCTGGGCGTCGGTGTCGCTGAACAGGAACTCGAACGCCTCGCGGACCTTGCCCACGGCGTCGCGGAGGCCGGCGAAGACGGGTCCGAGAGTCTGACCTAGGAAGCCGCCGATCCGCTCGAGCCCCGGCAGCAACGTGCCAGTGGCGAAGCCGGCGAGCTGCACCATGACCGGCAGCAGGCCGTCGCCGATCCGGCCCTTCATGTCGGTCCACTGCGCGGACAGGATGCGCTGCTGGTTGGCGAGCCCACCGGAGGTCTTGGCGAAATCACCCTGGGCGTCGCCGGTCTGCTTGTAGATCAGCGCCTGCGCGGCGAGGATCTTCTGCTGCGGGGTCAGGGCTTCCTTCGTCGTCCTGATGAGCCCCTGACGAAGGGCCTCCTGCCGCAGTGAAGCGTCGTCCAGCAGCACGCCGTACTTGCGCATCGGCTCGGCCTCGCCACGAAGGGCAGAGCCGATCGCCTCGACAGCCTCCTCGGGAGAGGTGTTGCTGAACGACGCGAGGTCAGTCGACAGGCTCACGAAGCCGGTGGAGAAGTCCGCGAGCTCGGCCCCGCCCAGCCCGGCGGCCTTGCCGAAGGTGCCGAACGTCGCGGCGGCGTTGATGACCTCGTTCTTGGACTGCCCGAGCGCCTTGGCGCCCTTGCCCGCGAACTCCACGACCGCATCCGAGGCGCTGCCGAAGATCGCCTCGGTCTTCGTCATGTTCTCATTGAGGTCCGACGCCTCCTCAATCGCGCCCTTGAGGAAGCCACCGATCTTGGCCGCGGCGAACACCGCGACGAAGGCGGCCGCGGCCTTCTTCGCCGCGTTCCCGATGCCGGTGGTGGCTTCCTTCTCGAAGCCGTCCATGTCGGGCTTGACCCGAACGAACGCGGTACCGATGGCGGCCACGGGTCACTCCCCTCCTGCTGCGAGAACGGCGGACAGGACGGAGGCGCGTCGTGCGGGATCACCCGGCTTCGCGTCAGTAGCCAGCCGGCCGTACAGGTCGCCGAGGGCTTCCTGGCCGTCCTCGCTGCCCCTGCAAGCGATGACGTACAGGTGGTGGACGAAGTCCAGACCGTCGGCGACAGGGACGGCTAGGACGCCTCGGACACGGACCCCGTGGCGAACGAGATAACCCTGTGCTCGGGCGGGCTGTCCGGCCGCGAGGAAGGCTCCGTCGAAGTAGGCGCGGTCTGAGGCGTAGATCGCGCCGAGGAGGACGGAGCCGCGGTAGGGCGCTCGGTGATGCACTCGACGATGTGCTCGACGATGCCGAGCAGCGTGTCCCCGTCAGTGCGGTGCTGCCGGATGTGCCGGGCCAGGCGGGAGTAGACGTCCTGGCCGAGCACGAGGCTCAGGAACTTCGTCACCGCCGACAGGCCCTCAAGGCTGTTCGCGTCCATCTCCTCGAACTGGTACAGCCACCCGAGGTCGAGGATGCTCACCGTTGCCTGAGCGTCGAACGTCACCCCGTCGAGGGTGAACTGAACCGGTGCGAGAACAACGGTTGCGTCGTCTTCCTGGCCGTCGGTCTTCGACGTGAACTCGCGGACCACTACGCGAGGCTCTCGTCCATGAGGACCCTGAACGGCGCGCCGCCGGCCTGTGGCTTGTAGACGCCGAACTCGCAGGGGATCGTCGCCTTCGCGGACCCCTTGCGGCGGGAGATGGTGATGTCGCCGCGCTGCTTGGCCTCGCGGAAGATCCAACGCTCCTTGGCGTTCTCGGACTCCCATCCGAGCATGACCTTGGCGGTCTGGCCGAGGACTGGCGGCTCGAAGGTCACGAGCCCGGTGCCCACCGTGATGGTGCCGCCGTTCATCGCCGTCTTGAGGTTCTTCGCCGTCATCTCGGCGAGAGCGAAGGACAGGCCGATCGTGCGGCCCGTCTCGGCCTCGTCGATCGGGTCCAGCTCCTCGGCGACCTCCACGACATCGGAGGACACGGAGTAGGAGAACTCCGAGCCTTCCTCGGTGTAGCCGAGCCGCACCCACGGCACGGTCAGTGCGTCCCAGCCCGTCGTCAGGTCGGAGGGCTCGTTGGAGCCCAGCAGGTTGAGCCAGAGCTGTCCGGGTCCGAGCTGCACCTTGGAGGCGCTGCCACGAGTAGCAGTGGGCATGATGGTTCCTTCCGGGGGTGGGGGTGGCTAGCGCTTCTTGATCGCAGGCCGAAGGAACGGCTGCGCAGGCATCTCGGACGTACCGACCTCTTGGGCGAACATGTAGTCGTGCTCGCGGTCCCAGGACACGACCGCGGACCAGCCGAAGCGGTCGAGCTGGACCTTGTGGTGGATCGACGCGGCGCCCGCCCCGGTGTCCTTCGGGGCGAGGCGCCGGGCCGTCTCGGCGACCTGCGCACCAGCCTTGTCGACCTCGGCGCGGACGTCCTGGTGGCCCGCGAGATCCGCGATCGCCCGGCGGTCCCAGCGGATGTCCACGGCTAGGACTCGTTGGCGACCTTCGCCGCCGTCTTCGTGTTCGGGCCCACGACCTTGTCCTGCCATCCGTTGCGCTCGACGTTGTCCGCCGGCACCTCGTCGCCCTTGAAGTGGGCGCGGGCGGTCCCGATGAACAGATCCTCAGTAGCGATGCGGACGTCACTCACGATGCCTCCACGGCGTAGGTGATGAGCTGGACGGACATGATGTATCTGGCCCGGCCGGTCGGCGGGTCAGCGGAGTAGAACGGGGGGAGCGTCAGCGACGCGCCGACGACGTAAGCGCCAGTCACAGGCGACGCGCCCATGAGGTCCGGCAGCACGGCCCTCACCGTCCGGGCGATACGGCGGGCCGTCGGGCGGTCGTCGGCGTAGCACTCGACCTGAAGCTCAGGCCGATCACCGCGCTCCGTGTCGTCGCCGTCACCGGGGAGCAGGCTGTAGCGGATCGCCGGGTAGACGCCCGAGAGGGCTTCAGACGCCCGCTGCCCGACCAGGGCAGTGATGGCCAGGTGGGAGCGCAGGAAGGCGCCGAAGACGTGCTCGGCGTCCGGGGTGAGAGGTTCCATCAGCCGGCCACCCGCCGGAGCACGGCTTCGAGGTGGTGCAGGCCGCCGGGGGCCACCCACTGCCCTACTTCGCCGTCGACCTCGAGCGTCAGCCCGCGCCACTCAACGCGGTGCGACGACGTGAGCTCGGTAGGCCTAACGAACAACCGCCAGCGGGTGATCGTGACCTGCTCATCCGCCGTCGACTCGGTGGACGAGACCGGCTGCACCACGCCGGGGAGCGTGCGGCGGGTCGCCGTCGTCCAGTCGCGAGACTCGTTGCCCGTCACCGGGTCCGTGGTGACGTCGGGCGGGCCGATGAGCTTCACGACGTCGTAGAGCTTCACAGGTCGTTCGTCTCATACAGCGGCTCGCCCTGAGTCAGCACAGCCCCGCATGAGCAGTACAGGGCGCCGAAGTTGACCGCACAGATGTCGGCGTGAAGCGCGCCACCGTAGCTGCTCACGGTGTCGATGCCGAACGCCCCGGCAGGCCCGCCCGTCTGGCACAAGCTCTGTAGCTGCTCGATTTCGGAGGGCCAGAACATCCCGCGGCGCGTCTGGCGACTGTCGACGGTGTAGTTGTAGCCGCCGATCGCCTCAGACTGCAATGCGCCTGACCCCGCCTCGTGCCAGCGAAGGATCGCGCCGCGCAGGATCGCCCGAGCCGCAGCCTCGTTGGTGAACGTGTCCTCAAGGATGCAGGGAGCGACCCGGGCCGCCAGAGCGACCGCGTCCTCGATCATCGCCAGCGCCTTCGCCGATTCGATGTCGGCGAACGGCGCCAGGTCTGCCGGGACGAGGTAGATGGCGGCCACGGGTCCCCCTCGCTGCTACTTCTCGGACTTGCTGGCCGGCTTCTCGGCCGCCTTCTTGGGCGCCGGCTTCTTGTCGGCCGACTTGTCAGCCGCAGCCGTGTAACCCACGACCTGAGCCGCCTCAGCGTCCATCTCAATGACGACCCCCTGTGGGGTCACGAACCGGCCCATCAGACGGCAGGGGCGACAGAGACCGCGGCGAAGGCGTTCAGATCGAAGATCGCCACGTAGATGACGGCCTCAGCGCGGTACGCGATCTGGTTGTTGCCCTTGAGGTCGCCGTTGCCGTCCGGGTCGCCGTACTCGATGACCTCGACCGGGATGCGCCGCTGGAAGCCCCACTTGACCTGCGTGAAGTCACCGACGAGGGCGCGCAGATTGGTGTCTGCGGCGGCCTCGGGGCGGCCCGAGATCGACGAAGACGAGGCCACAGTCAGGCCCTTATAGCTGGACACGCCGTTGCCGAAGCCCATGCCGGGGTTGCGCTCCCGACCGTCCGGATACGTTTCGGTCGCCAGACCGAACGCGTAGCCGCCGTCCAGTCCAATGCCGGTCGGGAGGTAAGCGCCACCCATGATCGAGCCGACCGCCGCCTGGATCTCGGCGGACGGGCTAGAACCGACCGTCGTCCGCTTCGTGGTCTGGTTGAGGAAACTCGTCACGGACGTTGCCCGCGTGCCGGTCAGCGGGTTGATGCCGTGAACGCCGATGAGGTCGACGGCGCGGGCCATCGACTCACCGAGCGCCGACACGAGATCGTCGACGATCATCAGTCGGTGGTCGTCGTCGATCCACTTGACCTCCTCTGTCATCCGGACCGTGGTCTGGAACTTGACGGGGGAGGCAGTGACGGGCGTCCATGCGGCGGTGTCGGACGCCTTCGCGGCGCCCTCAGCGACGATCTGCGCCCGCGGCTTGCGGGACATGCGGACGGCCTTCACGTCGCCGTAGAGCGTCGGGCGCTCGGGCGACAGGCTCGCCAGGACGGAGTCGTTCTGGACTCGCTCGGTGATGCGCCCGAGGTCGGTGACGGGGATCGTGAACCCCGCGGTGGTGAATGGCGTAGCCATGTCGGTGCTCCTTCAAGGGTGGGAGGTCAGGTGCCCCGGTTGCCCGTGAGGAAGTCCGCGAAGTTGCGGCGCTCATCGGTCGGGGGGCGTGAGGTGCCCCCCTCGTGGGGGACGCGGTTGCCTTGCTTCTTGCGGTCGACCTCGCGGGCGGTCAGCCGCTCGGCCTGTTTGGTAAGCGTCTGCTCGTCCGAGCCGGTGAGGAACAGGTCTGCGTCCTCGTCGCCGATCCCGAACTTGGAAGCGACACGCAGCCGAAGCGCTTCGGAGCGGGCGCTGGCGGCGTCCTTTTCGGCTGCCGCCAGACGATCCGCAGACTTCTGCGACTCGGTCTTGTTCGCTTCCTCGATCTCGGCGAGCTTGGCCGCCGCGTCAGCGTTGGCCTTGCTCCGGCTCTCCCACTTCTTCGCCTCGGCCTTCCAGTCCGTCTCCGGCTTGGCGGGCGTCTCCGGCGCAGGCACCTGTGCGAGCGCCTCGGGGGTGGGAGTGGGTGCGGGTGTGTCGGACATGCGGGCTCCCGTGCGGGAAAGTCGCCACCGTGCGGCAGCGGGGGTCTGTGGTGGCTAGCCGAACTGCGGCGTCGCCAGGCAGTCGCAGTGGTCATGCGCCTGGAAGTCGGCGGTGTCAGCGCGGTAGACAGCGCCTCGGCCGGCGAGCATCACGCAGAACTCGCAGGAGACTCCGGTCGTCTGGCGCGACCAGCGGTTACCGCGTGGGTCCCGCGCCGAGGACATCAGGACGGTGTTCCGGTCGGCGTCCGCGACGAGCCGCTGGAAGCCGCCCGCCACGAGTGCCTTCGCAGCGTCGAAGTCCGGCTCAGCGCCGAACAGCGGCCCGATGCCCCAGCGGGCCAGGGAGTCCGTCCGGCCTCTGTCGGGAAGCTCGGCGGGTGTGGCCCGGTACGGGCCGGTGACCTCGGCGGCCTCGCGCATCTCGTCGTACCAGTCAGCGCCGAGCGTCGCGGCGGCCGAGCCGTAGACCTCCGAGAGGCCGGGCAGAACGTCCATGAGGGCGTCGCGGGCCTGATCGGCGGTGCCGATCTCCCGCCACACCAGCGACAGGTCGCCGAGCGCGAGCCGGAGAAGTTCCTCGATGTCGCGGCGGTGCGCCCTAACCAGCGTCGCGGACATCGACCCTCGCGGCAGCAGCCTCGGTCAGTGCCCGCAGTGCCGCCGAACCGCCTGCGCGGCGCTTGTCAGCCATCGCCCGCTTGATCTGCTGCTCGTCCAGCCCCAGCAGCTCGAGCCCGACCTCCGACTCGGCGAGCCACGGGACGGCCGAGAGCTGCTTCATGCCGGCGTCGGCCTGAGCCGCCCGGGAGAGGAACCGCGGCGACCGCCACTTCGGGGCGATCGTCAGCCACTCTGTCGGGACGCTGCTCTCGCCGTTCGCCATCGCAAGCGAACGGGCCAGCGACCGAAGAAGCGGGCGGCTGTAGTCGTCCGTCGCGCCCTCAGCCTCAGCGATGAGCTCGTGTTGGGACGCGTCGTAGGACTCGGCCGAGGTGGGATTCGCGATGTCCGTGATCGCCACTGCCGTGTC